GTTCAGTTTGTTCAATAGAGAAGTCAACTTCAGAGAGTCGAGATCTTAATGGACCAATAATTCTATTCTTAAAATTACAAGTAAAGATAAATCCACAGTTAGAAGAGTATTCTTCAATAAAGTTACGTAGAGCTGGTTGAACAGAAGTTGCGTTCAAGTAATCAGCCTCGTCAAAGATTACATATTTACGACCACCAGTAAGAGATACTGAAGATGCGTATGTAGAGATTTCATATCGAAGAGTGTCGATATTCACATTGAGGGAACCATTTTTAACGATATAGTCACAGCCCATTTCATCGAGCATAGCTTTAGCGATAGTAGTTTTACCTACTCCTGGTCCACCGGTTAGTAATAAGTTTGGTACGTTTTTGTCATTTACAAATTTGCGAAACGTATTTTTCATTGTCTCGGGTAAGATAGTGTCTTCGATACTTTGAGGACGGTATTTTTCTACCCATAGAACTTCATTTGATTTGTGTTGCATAGATCACCTTGTACATAATATAAAAGTTGAGGGGCGGGGATCAGTCGAAACTGATCCCCTATTCTCGAGAAAGGTTGGTAATCTATTAATCGATTACCCTATCAGCTAATTCACCAGCTTCTACTCCAACAGGTGCTTCCCCATCAGGGCCCTGTTGTTGAGGATTTTGTTGTCTTAGATAAGTTTCTAGCTTATTCCTTAACATTCCTACACCAGCTAGTTCTTGACCTTGGAACCCGCCTCTTGTTGATACTACATCGATCAACTGAAGTACTGTTGACAGGTCATTCATATTAATAGATACCTGCTCTTCTTCTTGTTGGCCCATTTGGCCGTTTTGCATTGCATTGTTCATGTTCTTATCCTTTGTTATAAGTCGACTTTGAATCTATCGCCACAAAATATGTGACACCTTTACCTTTGAACTCAGAGATACCTTTTGAACAAATGGTAACTTTGTAATCCATTGGCATGAGTTTCAAGTTATCAGTTTTAATGATTACTCTAAACTCATCGTCAGTGTCCCCGATTTCAACGCCAAAGTCATCTGCGTTATCGTTTGCACTGTCGATTGCTTTCAGATAACACTTGCCGCTTTCGCCTACAAATGCAATTTCTGAAAATTGAAGAACACCTGCTGCTTTCAGTACTGCAGAAAGATCACTTTCTGTTACATCGACAACAACGTCTTCGGATGGTATATTTATATCTTTTTCAGGTGGAGTATGGATCATTGATATATCTGCATAGATATACTTGGTCCTTCTCTTACCCTCAGAGATAATAAAGTATTTATCACCAAACTCTACGTCTGGATCATTATAAAGGCTTATGATTGACAAGAATCTAGAAAGATCATAGATACAAGCTTCTGCTGGTATCGTATCTTGGATTTCTGCAATCGCAATAAGCGTCTTTTCGGGAGTAATCGTCTTGATAGTAGTACCGGGCTTTAACAAAACTGATTTGTTAATTGCGGTGAAACTTTTTAAGACACTCAAGGTTTCGTTAGAAAATTTCATTATATATATTTCTCCTAGTTAATGAATGTATATTATAACACACTTTCATCTATTTGTCAACTGTTTTGTACGACTTTTTATTAGAAGTCGAGTCGGCAGTTGCGGTTACACCAAGCTCTGCTATAGAGCCCATTCCGCCTTGAAAGATGTGAGTGCCAACATGGTTCAGCTGCATCCAAGGACACATCCAAACTTTTAGGCCAGCATCACGAGCTTTATGGCAGAAGAAGTAATCTTCTGAAAGATAGCGCCTGGATTCGGGGTCGATAACACAATCGAAAAATGCTGTAATTTCTCTTGTACCATCAAATTGTTCTGTTCGTGCATGGTCAGGTAGGTATGCTAACTCAGGGTAAGCTTCTTTGTACTTCATTAGTACATCCCTTGGTATTAACATAAATCCTGTACCAGCTTCTTGTACTTCAACTGGTTCTGATAATTTGAATTGCTTCATTCCTTTAACAGGATTAAATACAAAGTCAGATGTGAACCTAGCTAATTCAAACGGATTATCATCTGCTTTACCCATCTGAGCCGCCTTAGCAACCTTTTCCCAAGCAATTGTTTTCTTAGGATATGGGCCAGTTACGATCTGATATTTGTCTGGATCTTGTAGGTGTACGCCAAGTAAAGCAAGAGCATCTTTAGGATTAAATGCGATATCGGCGTCAATGAATAGTAAGTGAGTACAATCAGATCTTAAAAATTCATCTACAATATAGTTACGTGCTCTTTGCACTAAGCTCTCATTAAATAAGAAATAGTACTTTAATGGAATACCGTGTGTAGCACATAACATACTCAAGTCATTAGTTGCTTTGGTATACATACCAGTAGCTTGGCCACCATACATCGGTGTACCAACGAAGATGCTATGCTTTCTTAGCTCTTCGGTTTGTATTTCAATTTTCATTAGATTTGCTCCATGTCGTTTTCAGCTCTAGCGATTGCTTGTAGTCTAAGTACATCTGCTAACACGTCCCAAGAACTATCGTGTTGCTTAAATGCTCTTTCCCATAGTTTTTCATCAGCGATCGGGCAGAAACCGTTTTTCGTGTCAAAATTAAATTTGGCATCAATATAAGTCCGCATGTCACGAACCATATAGTATTTTAAATAAGTGTTGAGATGGTTGCCTCTCTTTTGACTATTAAAAAGTCTTGTCAAGATCACAGGATCAAAAGCATTACCTCTTGTCCACCAATGACCAATATTCTCATCAACAACTAGATTGTGAAAGTTGGATACAAACTCTTTAACAGTTAAGTCTTGTTGTGTTGGTTTGACACGACCACGAACTTCTTTAGACTGTTTAGACCAAAACTCTAAAACAGAATCTTCGATCTTATATCCATAATCTTTTACTTGCTCTTGAACATTCAGTTTAAATCTACGAGTCTTACTGATATCTTTCAGACCATAAGGGTTTTGTGTAAACTCATCCCAATCAAAAATCATAATCGAACAGTCAACGACTGCACAAGTGGATGGGTCAACACCCATTGTTTCAAAGTCAAGTACTAGGTTTTTCTTTTTCATTATGTCATAAACTCTGTAATATCTACTGATGATATTGTATCACGAATTCTCTGTGATAAATTATCTTGTAGCATGTAGGTTGCGTCTTCCATAGGAAGTTTACCTTCAATTGCTGCTTTAACTTGTGTAGCCATATCGTTAGCAGTTTTAAAGGGTACATTTTGGCATATGTGATTGATGCTCTTAGTAGGATCAAGTAATTCATAATCATCAGGGAGACCCATAATGGTCATAGCTTCTCTATAACTTATGTACCTATCTTCTACTGGGTGAGCCAGAACATGAGGCATATGTACAACAAATGCACCAATGTGTTTTACTGGAATAATAGTACCACGCCACATTACGCCTTTACCAGTCTTAAGCTTCTCGTATCGTCTCATACATTTTTCAGCTTCTTTCTCAAGGCCTTGACCTTTCATGTATTCTGCAATTTCTTTGTAATTAGCTTGTCCCTTATAATCACCAAGAATCATTTCACTTTCAACATTAAAGGAAGGCTTAGTAAAGTTTTCATCTTCTCTTAACTCTTTAGCAAATTCCGCATGAGTCATTCCGCCTTTGATTTCTTCTAAGAAGTACTTGTAGTAAGGATCATCTTGAGATGGGATCTTTTTACAAATTGCTTCAGTCTGGAAATTACTCTTTACGTCCATCAACAATTGAGCGATCGTTGGATGATCTCTTTTAAAGTATTCAAACTTTGGTATCTTATTATTAAATACATCTCTTTTCCAAAAGAAGTAAAATGAACGTCTTCGGATTTGTGGGTTACCGTGTAGTAACGACTTAGTCATATAGATCGACATATTATAACCAGCTGCGTTAGCAATTTTGAGCATTTTCTTTCTCATAAATGTGCCAACAGTCGTAGCTAATGCGGGTGCGTTCTCTCCCCATAATACTTTAGGACCAATTTCATTTAATACAAACTTAGTAGATTTTTCCAACCATTGGTTATTTGGATTATCTTCTCCATAAGATGAATGGTAGCTTGACAGACCAGCACAAGGACATACTGATGATACAACGTCAACTTTACCGTATGATGATGGTGCGTCTTCACCGTCAATAACATGATACGGGATATCATGGCCTTTTTCTTTATAGTAGTTTAACAAATGCGCTTCGTTAGCTTCAAAACCACCATAGGTCATAATATAATCTGGTACGTTTCCGTAAGCTTTATCTGATGCTAGTATCTCTCCACCAATCAGTGGTATAATTCCTGCGTGTTTCATAGTATGGCCTCTAATTCCTGCATCTGTACTTTCTTGTTAAGCGGGTGATTATCGTACAGACATTCTTTTTGAGCTTTACCCAACCGCGTTTTTTCTTCAATAGTCATAGCTTCAACACTCGCAAGAGTATTACCAACGTATGCTTCTCCGTATACTGCACCTTCTTTATCTGAACATACAAGTATAGACTCTACATCTGCTACTTGCTGAACACGTGATCTCCACCAACCTGAACCAGCATGATAATACTCTGGCATCATACAGCCCCAGTTTTCATTATAGATTCTGCACATATCAGGTTCTTTAACACGGAAGGTTTGGATACCGGCCGTGAGTTTGGTTTCTCGTCTTGGGCCAAAGTTTAGTACTGGCCAAGCAGGTTTTTGTTTGTTAAACCAAGGCATGGTTTTACTTTGAACAATAGATGAGAATACCCATTGTAATTTCTTTTCTTCGGGTGGAAGAATAATTGGCTCATCATCAAAGAAACTTAGAATACCTGGATCTTCTCCATAGTTATTCTCAGGCCTACGATTTAGGTTGTAAGGATTTGGATTGTAATTAACAATGTCACCTTTATAGTCAAGCTTAAAGGCGGTGTTGTCACCCCCGTCAAAAGAACATAGAAGTAATGTATTTGTTTTTCTGTTTACAATTTCGCAACCTTCAATGAATGTATCAATATGATCACCAAGCTTTTCGAGTTTAGTATCACCTTTATAGAGGTCAGCCAGGTATTTGTTTGTTCCATACTCTAGGAACGGTTTACCTGTTTCTTTCCATTCTTTAAGATTCTCTTGGTATAGTTTAAACGATACAAATACTTCTCGTACTTGCCAATCGTCGTTACCAAGAATAGCGTCAGGCCTTGCTTTGAGTACATATAGTGCGTCAAAAGCATGGTGACTAAAGGATTTTACAGATGATAGATACACGATTACTTTATCGTAGGCAGTTATATTCTCACCAATACTCACAGTTCTTTGGTCGACCTCGTGTCCCATATCTTCAAGACAGCGAATCAACGAATAGTGTGAGTTTAAGATTTTGAGTTCTTTACCGTAAAAGTAATCACGAGTACATTGCTCTTTGTTAAAGCCAGTGATTAAGATTTTCAATTCAATTTCTCCATAATTATCAAAAGAAGCTACTTAGAGAAGCTTCTGCATTATTATTATCTATTATAACACATTCTATAGTTTTGTCAACTACTTTTTCAATATTCTTTTTCCATGCCTTAAGAGAGTGTTTTTCTTTGGTCATTTCAGAGATTTCAAGTCTCTGTTCAAAAGTAGTTTTATTTAGCGATCGTACTATATCAGCAAGGTCGTTACCTTTTACTGACGTTCGTACTTTCGTCATATGTTTATTTATGACTGATATCTGCTCGGATGCATGGGTATCAGTTGAGTTAGTTACTAGTATGGTTGGCAAACCATGAGCTAATGCTTCAAGAGCAGTAATGCCCCAAGTCTCTACAGGACAAGTTGAAATGTAACATCCAGCTTCTGCCATATAAGCCATGGTGTCTTTATAAGCCAAACCACGAATAACTTCATTTGGCTTTTCCCAGTTTAAGTTATCTTCGTGATATTTTAGATGGTCACCATATAGTAATTCAGCTACATGAGAAGTTAATATAACATTATGTAATCCAGAGCCGTTTAGTTTCTTAGGCATCCAAAATGGATTTTTTGTTTTATCAGTACGGCCTACAGTGACTGCATCGTAAGTAGCTTCAAGCACCTTCTCATCACCCATACTAAAAGCAGAATCAATAAAATCTACAATTGGCAGTGGCTTACCTTCAACTCTTTGGCTAAGTTTGTCCATACCAATATGTTGATGTTTAGATACAAATGCAACTACTCCACCATTTGCTTGAAACTCATGCATCTGTTGCATGTGACCAATTTTAGAAATACCACCAGCAGCAGTATGACTAATCCATAATATAGGTGTATTAGTTTTTGCTTGTAATCTAGTAGTAAGTGGTGCGTTATCATAATTAACAATAACAACATCTGGTTGATAAGTTTCTATCGCAGCAGTGATTTTAGTAGTCACTCTACGCTTCTTACGGTCTTCATCTGTAAAATGTACAGGGATTACATCGTCAAAGTTTTGATAGATTAATTGAGCAAATCTCTCAATTCCACCAATAACAACACTATCAGTTATCTCTATATTATTACGTGTAAAGTAGGGTAGAAGTATTCTCATTGATCAGGTAGTTCTCACTGGTGCATTATAAAGGTGTGTTTATATATTATATTATTTATGAAGTTCCGGCACTGTAAGGTCTTGTAGGAACTCTGTAGCGACTCCAGCTTCAACAAATAGATTAAGAGATTTAGAAAATGAAGCAACCCATTTCTCTGGAATAGGTCCATCAGTTGCCATAACAACTCTCTTAACACCAACTTGAATAATACCTCTTGCACAATCGTTGCAGGTCGGTAGTCCCCAAACATAAATGGTAGAATCTTTTAAAGATGTACCACTGTATGTAGCGTTGTATATTGCATTCATTTCAGCGTGAATTACTGTTTCGTATTTCACTTCTTTATTATCATAACGTTCTGGGGTATCGGCTATTCCTTTAGGAAAACCATTATAGCCTGTAGCTAATACTCTACGTTCGTCGTTTACAATCACTGCGCCAATTTGTGTGCTTGGATCTTTTGACCAAGTAGCTACTTCACGAGCCAGTTTTGTAAATCTTACATCCCATTTCTTTGTCATATAAAGAGCTCTTCGATAAAGTTAAAGTGCCTTTCGTATACATGGAAGTTAGACGCTGTCCAGATTAGCTTACCAGACTCTACACCGAGATCAGAGGCAAGTTCATTTTGAACATGTTTAGCCCAAGCATAATCATTGTTATAGCCGAATACAGCATCGTTAGATCTCATCAAATAATGAGATTCAAGTTTACCATCACGAATATAAAATGTATTTGCATATGTACACATAAAGTCGTTCATACCATCACGTGACATGTCAACGTGCATCGATGGACGATTATAGATCATAGTAGCTCTACGGCTGTTTGGATTATTCTTTAACTCACGTAGAACATGCTGATATTGACTACCATTCTCTTTTGAGTAGATACACCAACCATAATTTGAATTAATCATACCTTCAGTAGAAGCAATTGATTTCCAAATCTGTGGTGTCTCACCAGGTATATCATTAACGTTTAACGATTGTGATTTGTACCACTCAAGTTCACGTTCAATATACTTATACGCTGGCTTACGAATAACATAATCTTCATCAGCAATAAATGTAGCGCCAATCATTTCAATAGTCTTGGCGCCAGTTCTGTCGATAACAAAATCTTTGGCTAGATATTTGAAAGATAACTCTTTTCTTATGTTAGCGACAGTCAACATTAAATGATCTCCAACAACGCTTCCATATCTTCAGCTTCGGTTACAACTGAACTTATGTTCTGCCTGTGAAATACTCTTGCAGCTTTACGTAGTGTTCCCTTTGGAATATCAATGTCTTCTGCAAGACTCTCGATTGCTTCTTTCTGAAAATCACGTTCTGCTTCCTGTCTTAGGAATGAATTACTGATCTCATCAAAACATCCGCGGATGCGTTTTTTGTCTTCGTCGCTTGAAGGTAATATAATATTGCTCATAATTTAGTAGTCCTGTTAAATACATCTTTAGTTGGTTCCTGACCTGTAATACCTTGACGACAGTAAGAGACAAAGAAACTTGAATAGTTAATTAAGTCTTTTGCTGAATCTTCAAGGGACTCAAAGTTAGGATCGTAATCGTCCGACTGCATTGCTTCCATCACTGACTTCATACGTAGCATTTTTGCATGCATGATATCGTGTATAGTTGTAATGCCATTCGGATAATAATCTGCTTGTTGAACGGTGGAGTTTGGATTCTGATAATCTCTTGACTTTTGTAACTGAAGGTCAACGCACTCTTGAAGTACATCAACAGAAACCGGAACAATACCACGGACTGTGCCTACTGGCTCTCTACTCATTGATTTCACCTTTTTCATAATTTAGGGTATTATTATAACACACTTTAATGTGTTTGTCAACAGTTATTTTAAACAACTTTAGGTGGTATAGGTGCAGAGAATGATCCAATAGAATTTCTTTTATCTTCTGCTTCTGCAAGTAATCCAACTTCACCGTCTATCGTTTCGATGATACCAGGGTGCTCAGCTACCCCAACTCCGTTTTGGAGCAATATAGCTATATTTGCTGTATGCTCTGCAATCTGCGCATCGTATTTCAACTTCAGCGCGTTAATTAATGATTCTCTTATTTCCATGATCTCTATCTCCTATAGATCTTTAAATTTACCGTGATTTCCTTCATGAGAAGGCGGATACCAGGATTCTGGTTTAATTAGGTCGGGTACGCCGAGTGGATTCGGTCTTGATGGTTTTTCTCCAACCTCTTTGTTCATATTTGCTTTTAGTACTTCGTCCCAAGCTTTATAGGGATCTACACCGAAAGCGTCTAGTGTACCGATAGCAACAACACACAGATCAATTAGTCCATCAACAATTTCTTCTGCGTCATGTTCAGCCACGGCTTTACGTGTTTCATCTAACTCTTCGTTTAGAAATTCAACACGAAACTTTAGAAACTCTAATAGTTTCTCTGGGTTAGCTTCAACCCATTGTCTTGTAAGATATTTACCTTGCATTAAGTTTATATCTTCTACCCAATTCTTACTCATAATTTATCCTGTAATTCATTAAATCCGCCAATTGCTTCGCCGTCCATTATAATCTGTGGAAAGGTTCTTGCAGTTGGAAACTTTTCAAAAAATTCATCTTGTTTGTAATCAACATCCAATGATTTGTATACGAAGTCCAATCCTTTGGACTCACAAATTTGCTTTGCCATATTACAATAACCGCAATTTGGTTTTCCGTATATTTCTATCATGGCTTATACCAATCTCATCGAATTAGAGTCAGGCAGGATTAGACCTGTTGTTGCTTCGATTACTTGCTTCTTCAACTCATCCATTGGTTCTACTGTAAACATTACATGAGCTTCGCCAATAACAACTGGTTCACGAGTGGCATAAGGTATGAATGGAACCATTCCAATTTTACCTTCACCTGCTGGTACTAATAGGATCGCGTCAGTTAACGTGTAAAATCCTTTATCATAGGCTACTTTAGCAACAACTTCTTCACCTGTCGATAGCCTTACTATTTGAATATCTTTCATATTTTCTCCATTATAGGTTATATTATAACACATTTAAAACCATTTGTCAACCGAAAAATGAATCTAATGTATCTTGTTTCTCTCCAGTCCAGCCAAGAGGCGATATGATATTTTCAATAGGACTGAGGAATACTTTGTTAAATTGTGTTTCGTAGTCAATGTATTTCTCTAGGCCAAATTCTTTTGGTAAAGCGCTTGGAAATGAGATTACATTCTCACGAATTGGGTTCGGTACTTTAAGATAAACGTATTTGATCTTATCACCACCTTTAACAGGCTCGAATCGTTTAGTAAGCTTTTTCTCTGCAAGTTGGTGGTTAAATAAGATACAGCCACGAACATGGATAGGACAGCCTTTGTTATAGAGGGTTGTTCTGTTTTCGTATTTCTGTATGTTATCAGTACCAGAGTTTCTAGCAACTGCTTCGGGTGGTAGTTTGTAAAACTCTTGTCTAAAGTTTTCAATGAAGGCTTGAGTTTCTTCTTCTCCTTTGTTAAGGATTACATCAAAGATCTCACGCATTTTAACGCGGCAGACTTCAGGTGTTGAAGATCGTACAGACTCAAGACCTGTTACACTGATCTTTGGCTTTTCATAATGAACACCTTCTGAGTTGAGAGTATTTAGGATGTAACGTTTCTTAGCAATAAAGATTGCTCGATCGTTAATCTTCTCTCGTTTCATTACCATGGCATTACGATAGGCGCCCATGTCAGATGCAAGTCGTTCGTAGCCTTGTTCAAGGACTTGTTCGATCTTAGACTTACAGACTTTATCTAGGAACTCTTCGCCAACTTTACGATCAATCTCAGTAGTACCATATACTTTTTCGATCAAAGGAGCAAAGTCAACATAGATCGAGTCAGTGTCGATATAGATGATATAGTCGTGGTTATCTGTTTTGAGTACCTTGTTAAGATATTCATTTACAGACTTTTGAGCATATC